CGCATGAAGATTGATATTCTCATGCAAGAACCATGTCCAATTTATGAGGGACCTGAAGATGGATGGGAAGACTACAGTTACCAAACAAGAAGTGCAGGAGATGATCGATGATGCAATACGACGCCACAATCGTAACGCTTCAATTATTTCTATGTGTGTCGGTTGGGTTGTTTTGTCTCTATTTGCTGAAGGTCTCCTCAGGCTCATAGGCGTTATTCCACCACTGCTACCATGGCTCAACATTACCCTGAAATAATAGGTATCGTTTTCCTGTTGGTGTTTGCTGCCACAATGTTTTATCAAGGCACGATGATTGTAAGAGGTCATCGTGGGTATCGGCATTCAGCAAGAGAAGAGCATGAATCACTAAATATGAGGAGAAGAATAGAAGAATTACTCAAGGACAAGATTCATGACGACTTGGAATAAACAGATTGAAAACAGGAATTTCCTGTCACCTATTGGGTTTAGATTCATGCTGCCGAAGTTTCCTAAGGTGGCATACTTCTGCCAATCTGCAAACATTCCCAGCATCAATCTTGGAGTATCACAACAGTCAACCCCATATAGAGGACTGCCTCTGGAAGGGTTTATTAGTTATGACCCTCTGACTCTTTCGTTTATGATTGACGAAGACCTTGAGAATTATATGATTCTTCACAACTGGATTCGTGCTCTGGGCACACCCAATAATACCACAGAAAGAGTTGAATACCGCAATAAGATGGAAGCACTATTCGGCAACTCTGACCTGTATGCTGACGCAACTCTAACAGTGCTAAACAGCAATTTCAATAGAAACTTTGACATTGTGTTTGAAGACCTCTTCCCAATGTCATTGAATACTTTGGAGTTTAATGCTACAATTGACGGCACGGAGTATGCCATGGCACAGGTGCAATTCCAATACCTTGCCTATGAAGTCCGCACAACAGAAGGACAACGCGACAAGAGACTTGACTAATGAATCTTGAAAAAATTGAGGAAATGTGGGCGAAGGATTCTGAAGCATTCTTCGACCACAGAGAGTTGCCAGAGTTACTGGCAAACGACAGTATGGAAACCCCAAGACTTCACGCTAAGTATCTACAATTTTACAATCAGTTTAAACTGATGCTGTCAGATGCTGAGGTGAAATACAGACAACTCTACCGAGAGAAGTTTGAATACTATTCTGGGAAAGCACCCGCATCAGTATACAAGGAGAAACCTTTTGACTTAAAGGTGCTCAAAGGAGACCTCCCAATGTATATCGACTCAGACCCAGATTTGTGTCGCAACAAACAAAAAATAGACTACCTTGAAACTTGTATAAATTCTATTGATAGGATTCTCAAACAAATCGACAGTCGTGGATTTGCCATCAAGAATACTATCGAAATTATCAAGTATTATGGTATTAGATGATTACTATCGTTAAGAAGAACGAAGTTTACCTGAGAGTCGAAGGTGAGCAACACATCCACAAGGAGTTAAGCGAGTATTTCTCGTTTGACGTGCCTGGTGCAAAATTCATGCCACAATACAAGTCCCGTGTATGGGACGGAAAGATCCGCTTATACTCTCCTGGCACAGGTGAGATATATGTGGGTCTTTTTGATTATCTGTGTGAGTATCTCGATAACAAGGGTTACGAATATATCATTCAGGATAGTAGGTTTTATGGCATCCCAAACGAAGAGGAAGAATATGTCACACCTGAAAGCGTTGCGTCTTTTGTTAAGTCTCTGGGACTGCCTTTCAAAATCAGAGATTACCAACTCAAAGCAGTTTTCTCAGCGATTAAGGACCGTAGGAAACTTTTACTATCGCCCACAGGGTCAGGGAAGTCTTTAATCATCTACTCTCTGGTTAGATGGCATCTGCAATACGATAGGGATGTCCTAATCATTGTGCCAACAACTTCACTTGTATCTCAGTTGAAGCAAGACTTCAAAGATTATGGATGGAGTGCTGATCACTACTGCCATGAAATCATGGGTGGTAGAGAAAAGTATAGCGATAAAGAAGTTGTCATCTCAACATGGCAATCAATCTACAAAGAACCTCGTAAATTCTTTGAGAGATTTAGTGTAATCATTGGTGACGAAGCACACCTGTATAAAGCAAAGAGTCTGTCAGGTATCCTCACAAAGTGCCACGATGCAAAGTATAGAGTCGGGCTGACAGGCACCCTTGATGGGATGCACACTCATCAACTTGTGCTTGAGGGTCTATTTGGGAGGTGCGACAAGGTGACATCCACTGCTGACCTAATGAAGAAGGGGCAGTTGACTCCTTTGAAAGTGAAGATTCTTTTGATGAAGCACGGTTACGTCCCATTTGATTACTATCAGCAAGAGATGGACTATTTGGTATCACATCCAAAGCGTAACAAATTCATCTGCAACTTAGCAAATGACTTGGATGGTAATACCTTAATTCTATTTAACTACGTTGAGAAGCACGGATACCCTTTATGGGACCTACTAAATAGTAAAGTCAGTGAAGACCGTAAGATATTCTTCATCCACGGTGGCGTTGATGCTGTCCAAAGAGAAGAAGCAAGGCGTATTTGTGAGACCGAAAGGAATGCAATTATTCTCGCATCTTATGGCACGTTTTCAACTGGCATCAATATCAAAAACTTACATAATGTAATCTTTGCATCACCATCAAAATCGAGAGTAAGAAATCTTCAATCGATTGGACGTGTTTTGAGAAAGGGAGATAATAAAGCACAGGCAGTGTTGTATGACATTGCTGATGACTGCTCCAGAAACTCCTCTCACAATTATACATTTCGTCATCTCATTGAAAGGATGAAGATATACGACGAAGAAAAGTTTGATTATGAAATCACCAAAGTCAATCTCCAGAAATGATTAACTACATTCGACACGATAACGAATTCTATGGGACAGTCAAACTGGTCTCTGGGGAAGAAGTCCTTGGGGAAATGTTTGCTATTGAAGAAGATGGCATGTCTGTCATCTATGTCTCAAATCCTGTTACTCCACAATTAACTCCTGTGGAGAAGGATGGTCAAGTTGGCATGGCAGCAGGTTTCATCAAGTGGATGCTCTGGTCAGATGAAGAATTCTTTATTATCAACGAACCAGATATTGTCACTGTTGCTCCCATGTCTCAAGAAGCAATCATGATGTATAAGTTGTGGTGGCGGAAAGAGAAAGGAGTTGAAAGCGATTCTGACGATGGAGACTTCTCTATTCCGATTAATCAAAATATGGGTCTAGTTGGTAAAGTATCTGAAGCGCGTAGAAAACTAGAAGATATTTGGAAAAGATCTTAAAGGTATCTTTTCAACCCTTACATGGTTGATTATAATTATCATTCCCGAGACTGTCAAGCTTGACACATTCCCTGATTTGGATTATTATGTTTTGGTGACACGTCATCTGCCTATGTATACTTTAATGTCTGCGAAGAAAAAGCAACACTACGTCGATAATAAAAAGTTTCTTGACGAGATTGTTCAGTATCGTCAAGCGGTAGATGCTGCCAAGCGTTTGGATCAACCCAAACCCCTCATCAATTCTTACTTGGGTGATTGCTTTCTGAAGATTGCAACTCACCTGTCTTATCGTCCTAACTTTATCAACTACATGTATAAAGAGGACATGATTTCGGATGGAGTCGAAAACTGTGTGCAATACATTGACAACTTCGACCCAGCAAAATCCACCAATCCATTTGCCTACTTCACCCAGATCGTTTACTACGCATTCCTACGCAGGATTGCCAAGGAGAAGCGTCAAATGGATATTCGCGACAAACTAATCGAGAAGACTGGATACGACCAAGTATTCCACTCTGACAATAATGATGACCATTCTGAAATGAATTCCATCAAAAGTCGAATTGAAACTAACATGCGATATTAGTATGAGTGATAGAGTTGATATGTTTTCAATTCCCATCTACAAAGGAAGTCTGTCTGGAGATGTGGTTGATATTGAAAATACTTGGGATTTGTTAAATGATATTTGGGGTGAATGTGAAGAAGGTGTGTGGTCTGGTGAAACTGGTCGGACCACGGCAGAAAAGAATCTAATGCTACACACCTATCGTGAGATGGAGTGGATTATTGAAGGTATGCTTCCTTCCGTTGTTGACTACTGGGATAATCATCTTCGCTATGCTCCAAGTCAAATTCAAGTTTCTTCATCTTGGGCAAATCTACATTTTGATAATGATGTAACAATGGAGCACTCTCATTCGGATGGGGTGCGGCAAGCACATGTAGCATCAGTCTTTTATCTAAAAAAGCAAGAGGGTGGGGATATTTTGTTTTGTAATCCCCTTGACTATATTCATCGCTTAACTCCCCTTGCAAATCCTGTAGGAGATGCTATACTGTCAAAGGAAGTCAAGTGTCTCACAGGAGACTTTCTTTTATTCCCTGGGTGGTTGCGTCATAAGACCAGTCCATCTAACGGAAAACGAGTTGCTATTAGTGTTAATTTTTATGGAAATCACTTGGATTGATGATGCATTCCGTGTCGAAGAGACTCGTTGGAAAACCTGGAGAAGTTATACTAAAGAAGGCAAAGAATTAATTACTGCATTGACTGAAGACCAATGCATCTCTGGCACTAGATTCTATCTGAAAGGTCTTCAGGAAGGGTGGCCAGAGACTCACAAATATGATGGCACTGTTGGAGGTAAACTGTGAAGATTCTTCTTATCACTGACCAGCACTTTGGTGTTAGGAATGACAATCAATACTTCATTAACCGCTATCAGTTGTTTTACAACAACGTTGTCCTACCATACATTGATGAGCATGGCATCACCGAAGTTATCGCTCTAGGAGATACCTTTGACCGCAGAAAGGGAATCAACTTCTCTTCCCTGCAACATGCTAAGGATATGTGGTTTAGTCCTTTGGCATCTCGTGGTGTCACTATGACCATGCTCTGCGGTAACCACGACATCTATTACAAGAATACTCTGAAGATTAACGCACCCAACCTTCTTCTCTCTGAGTATCATAACATTGAAGTCATCTCTTCTCCAACTGAGAAAGTATATGACAGGGTTAAATTTCTAATGCTTCCTTGGATTTGTGAAGAAAACAAAACCGAAGTCTTCTCTAAGATTGAATCCACAAAGGCACGAGCATGTATGGGTCACTTGGAATTGAATGGGTTTGAAGCAATCCCTGGTCACAAGATGGAGCATGGTGAAGACCCAAATCTATTTTCTAAGTTTGACTTGGTATGCTCTGGACACTTCCACATGAAGAGTCGCAAAGGTAACATTCAATATCTCGGTAATCCCTACCAATTGTATTGGAATGATTACGGTCAGAAGAGGGGATTTCACGTCCTAAATACTGATAACCTCAGCCTGGAGTTTATTCCCAATCCATATAACACGTTTAGTAAAGTCTATTATAACGACAGCATCCAAATCGACGATTCCCAACTAGAGCAACTTGATGGTACCTATGTAAAATTAATTGTTGAAGAAAAGGTCAACCAAGTCAAGTTTGATAAGGTTGTTAGAATCCTACAGTCAGCAAATCTTGCCGACTTAAAGATTGTGGAGGATGTATCATACGATTTAGAGGGTGTCGAAACGGACGGGATTGAGGTAGAAGACACACTGAGTATCCTAGAAAAGTGTGTCTCTGAATTTGACAATAAAGATTCTATCTTTGGAATTTTAAAGTCACTATACGTTGAAGCACTGGAGGTTTAAATGTGTTTGTCTTAGTCGATCAAGCAACGGGCGGCGTATACGCTGTAAGAGACGATGAAACTGTAGAGCGAGTTGTCCAACTCTTTGTTGACAAAGACGACGCAGACCGCTATTATGATATGCTACTAGCAAGTGATTATCCAAGAATCCTTGAAGTGACGGAGGTCGAAGAAGATGCCGTCAAAGATAACTGTAAACAATATGGTTATATGTTTACAGTTATTACACCCGATGATTTTGTTATTCCCCCACCAGGCAACCCATGATTGTATTTGAAAAGATTCGTTGGAAGAATTTTCTTTCTACTGGTAATGCATTTACTGAATTGTCTCTTAATGAATCTAGGTCTCATCTAATTGTGGGGCAGAATGGCGCAGGTAAGTCAACTATTTTGGATGCTCTGTGCTTTGCTCTCTTCAATAAACCATTTCGCAAGATTAATAAACCGCAACTCATTAATACCATAAACGAAAGAGATTGTGTAGTTGAAGTAGAGTTTCGGATTGGCAATGTAGAATACAAAGTAGTAAGGGGCATTAAGCCAAATGTCTTTGAGATTCACAGAAACCAAACCCTCATCGACCAAGATGCCGCCAACCGAGACTACCAAAAATACTTGGAGCAATCGATTCTCAAATTTAACTTCAAGTCTTTTACTCAGGTTGTTATTCTGGGAAGTAGCACTTTTGTTCCTTTTATGCAGTTGCCTGCTGCTCATCGAAGAGAGGTTATCGAAGACCTTCTCGATATTCAAATCTTCTCGCGAATGAATACTATCCTCAAGGATAGAATCAAAGATGCAAAAGAGTCTGTAGTTGCCTGTGAGCATGATTATAATCTTGCTGAGCAACGTGTAAATATTCAACGCAAATCAATCTCCAATCTGGAGAAACTGAATAGCGATTTCATTAAAGGTCTTCAAACTAAGTTTGACGAGAATGAAACTCGCTACTCTGAAAATGTTAAGCAGGTTGATGAGTTTGAAAAACTACTGGAAGACCTTAATATCAAGGTAGCATCCATCGATAGCATTGAGTCCAAGATGGACAAGATGAAAGATATGCGCTCAAAGATTGAGCAGAATCTCACCAAGGCAGTGAATGACATTCGATTCTATAGAGAGAATGATGTGTGTCCTACCTGCTCTCAGACTCTTCATACCGACTTCAAGGATGGTAAACTCTCAGATTCGATTGCTAAAGAGACTAAGTTTAGAGATGGACTTGCCAAGATTACCGATGGTATCAACGAAGTTTACTCCGAGTTTAAGAAGTGTAAGGAATATCAGAATCAAATCTCCAGCACACATCATCAGGTGATGAATCTCCATAAGGAGAATAGTAAAATCTTGAAGGACAACAAGCAAATTATGGAGCAGGTGAATAGAGAGTCGCCTGACATCGATAGTGAAAGGCAGACCCTGGTTAAGTTTGAAACTGACCTTCGCCAAACTCAAGAGCATTGTGCAAACGTTAATATCGACTACAAGAATCTTGTTACTGTCTCTAGTTTGCTTAAGGATGGTGGTATTAAAACCAAGATTATCTCTAAGTTTATCCCAGTAATCAACAAGCAAATTAATAAATATCTACAGTCCATGGACTTCTTTGTTGGGTTTACCCTTGATGAAGAATTCAACGAGATTATCAAGTCTCGTTATCGTGATGACTTTTCCTATGCTTCCTTCTCTGAAGGTGAAAAGCAAAAGATTGACCTGGCACTTCTCTTCACTTGGAGAGACATTGCTAAGATGAAGAATTCTGCTTCTACCAATCTTCTTATTCTCGATGAGGTATTCGACTCATCCCTAGACTCATCTGCTACTGATGAGTTGATGAAGATTCTCAAGGGGCTTGACAAGACCACCAACCTCTTTGTAATATCCCACAAAGGGGAGGTCCTACTGGACAAGTTTGATACCACCCTTCGGTTTGAAAAGCACAACGATTTCTCCAAGGTCTCTACCGATGAAAGTCCCTAATTGGCAACACCACTCTAAGAAGGAGCAGAAGCGCCACCTCAAACCGCAAGCGATGAGGCAGGCGCGTGCCAGACGCAACCAGTTGAAGAAGCGTCTACTCGGACCCTCTGGACCCTCCAGGGGGTCTTATAGTATGTGGACACACGACAAGACCTCCCATGCTTACCTCTGAAGTCAAAGGGCAACTGGCGAAACTGCTTGCCACTGAAAACCTCATCGTTGAGCACCGTAACGTAGAGACTGCTTGCTTCGACGTGGACAAGCGTATCCTGACCCTGCCCATCTGGAATGCTAGCGACCGT